TACAAATGGCAATTGACAAAGCAATATTGATAGCAAAAGCAAGTCTTGCTGATCAACTTGAAGGTGAACTAAATAAGCGTGCTGACTATTTTGTAACAGAAAATGGTAAAGAAGGTAACAAGAAAGTTGTTTCTAAGATTGAACAAACTATTGTCAATATAATTAAAGAAACTAAGGTTCAAGGTTACGAAGAATGGCACAAAGCTGTTTTTGAAACACCACAAAATACTTATAGAGTCTATATAGGTCTTAAATATGGGGTAGGTGATGCTAATAGATTAGCAGAATATATCGTTGCAAATGCTGATGAAGCAATTGACATAGATAAATTAGCAAAAGAAGCAACAGATAAATTAGTTGCTGTACCAGTTGAGGGAGTAACAGTAGTAGAATAATATGACAATTATAGTTTACAGTAAACCATCATGTGTTTTTTGTGAAAAGGCCAAGGCGTTATTAACACGCCTTGGTTATGAATATACAGAAAAGATAGTGACCAAAGATATATCACTGCCTGAATTATTTGAAGAATTAGGAAAACAAGTAAGAACAATACCACAAATTGTGATAGATAAAAAACACATAGGTGGTTATAATGAACTTACTGAATATTTTATGGAACAAGGTAAAATTAATTTTAAAGGTGAAACACTTTGATACAATCAGAAACAGATAAAGCATTTGAAGAAAGCAAAGAGTCTTTAACAAAAGAAGAAAAAGTTAAAGAGAGAATGGCGGCACTACGTGCTAAAAGAAAACCAGCAAAACTAAAAGGTGTTCACCCATCAGTATTGGCGTTACCTGATGACAATACATTCTCACATAAAAATATTAAGAAATGGATTGAAACACAACAAGGCATAGCAAAAGCAGCAGGTATGGTTGAACGATCAAGAAATCGTGAGGTACCTCAAAAAGAACGAGATAAAAAGATGAGAGAACGAATGGGTGCTCAAGGATATATTACTGCTATGCAACGATATTTAAGAACAGGCGATTGGGATAATATATACTTTGGTGAGTATGAAGAACACTTAACAAAATGGAAAGTAATATCATAAATAGTTATATGAATTTAACACTATCAGATACAGCATATGCACATATAGGCAACTTGTTAAAAGAACATAATAAAAAATATGTTAGAATACAAGTAAAGGGCGGTGGGTGTGCTGGGTTTGAATATGAGTGGTCATTTGAAGATGAACCAGAAAAAGATGATCATATTGTAGATGAAAGATTATTAGTACACAAAACTAATGAATTATACCTTATGGGTATAGAAATAGATTATGATAGTGAGATATTCGGTAGCACTTTTAAATTCAATAATCCACAGGCAAAATCACAATGTGGTTGTGGAACATCATTTAGTATATAATTATGGGCAAACTATTACAATTTCCTATCAATAGAATTGTTAGGAGTATTCCTGAGGCACCAGAACTCAGCGAAGAAGAACAAGAAGATATCAAAAAAGAAAAGTTTATAGAACAACTTACAGAGCAACTATCAATGGATATTCTTGCAGTATTTCAAGATAATCTTGTCCACTTAAAAAGCGATTTATTTTTGAGAGATTTAGCATTAGTCATTGAGTCAATCAAAAGTTTACTCAAAAGAGATTTTAATAAAACACATCCAATGCAAATGGTTACTGATAGTTTTATTAATATTGCTACCACAAAAGAGGGTAGAAAACTTACCGATATTAATTATAATAAAATAATCAAACCCCTTAAAGTTACAAAGCAACCTAAACCAAAAGAACCAAAAAAGACAGTGGATTTAGAATTTGACTTTGATTTAGAGTAGTATTGACATTCCATTCATTTTGTGATATAATATTGTTATGATAATAGTTGATATAAACCAGATTATGATTTCTAACCTAATGGTTCAAATTAGTGGTAGAAATAAAGTTGAACTAAATGAGGACCTTGTTAGACATATGGTTCTCAATTCACTTCGAGCCCACAATAAAAAATTTAGAAAAGAGTATGGCGAAATGGTCATCGCTTGTGATAGTAAAAATGTATGGCGTAGAGAAATATTTCCTAACTACAAAGCAGGTAGAAAAGCAAATAGAGAAAAATCAGAGCATGATTGGGACTCTATATTTTCTATGTTACATGATATTAAAAATGAGATTAGAACATTTTTACCATATAAAGTTATTGAAATTGAAACAGCAGAAGCAGATGATATAATAGCAACACTAGTTAAAAGAAATAAAAGAATTGTTGCACCTAATCATAAAAGAAATGTATTGATATTATCTGGTGATAAAGATTTTATACAACTACATAGTCCTAATGTAAGACAATATAATCCTGTATTGAATAAGTTTGTAGGCAAAGGTGAGAATCCAAGTCTATATATTAAAGAACATATATTAAAAGGTGATCGTAGTGATGGAGTGCCAAACGTATTGTCAGATGATAATGTGTTCGTTGAAAGTAGAAGGCAAAGACCTTTAAGTAAAAAGAAGATAAATAGTTGGGTAGAGGAAGTTTTTATGACCTTTACCGAAGAAGAGCAAAAGAATTACAACCGAAATCGAAAATTAATTGATTTGAGTTGTATACCTCAAGAACTTGAGGACAAAATTAATAATGAGTTTTTGAATGTCAAAGTAGCAAGTAGAGATAAAATACTCGGTTACTTTATAAACAAAAAACTTAAAACTTTAATCGAAGTCATTGATGAATTTTAGACTTCGAAAGAACTGTTAAGGAGAAGAAAATGGTTATTATAAGAAGAAATCCAGATGGTAGCATAGCAAGTCAAGAAGGTGCACCACAACAACCAACTCAATCACACCCAGCGTTAGCAACTAGAATGGGAGTACAAGCGTTACAAGATTCAGGTAGAGCAGTACCACCGATGATGAATGAGATTGCAACAAAGATAAACAATGCAAAAGATAAACCTAGAAAACTAAAAGTATTGAAAGATCACGATTCAATACCACTAAGACAAGTTTTAAAAGGTGCTTTTGATCCAAGTATAGAATGGTTATTACCACAAGGTGATGTACCATTTAAAAGAAATGATGCCCCGATAGGAACAGAGCATACTTTATTATCACAAGAAGCAAAAAGATTATATTTGTTTACAAAAGGTGGTGATAGTAGCCTATCGAATACAAAAAGAGAAACATTATTCATACAACTACTAGAAGGACTATCTGCTGAAGAGGCAGATTTTTTAGTAACAGTTGTGAATAAAAAAATCAATAATAAATACAAAGGTTTCACAGCAAATCTAGTGAGAGAAGCATTTGGTTGGGACGATAAATTTATGAAAAAACAGTAAAAAATAGTCATATTTTGTTACTTTAAAACCCTTATATTTCAATGATTTATCTAAGTTGTTGATTTATAAGGGTTTTTTTATTTAAGAAATCGCAGAAAATAAGGGTTTTCGCTGCCCGATAATGCTTGATTTTTGCTTTAAACTAGTATATAGTATAAGAATAATAACAAAAAAAGAAAGATTATATTATGAAAAAACTTGAATTTAACAACCTTGACTTGATACTAGACTACATCAAGAATCCAGAACACAAAAATGTTCTGTTTCTTTTAGAGTGTGCTATTAGAGAAGCAAAGACTTCTTCTAAATCTGAATTTAAAGTGGGCGACCACGTTGTATTCGGTAGACCTAATGGTCGTAAAAGACCCGGTGTTATTGTAACACTTAATCCTAAAAAGGCCGTTATCAAAGACACTAACCTTGGTGGCAAATGGCGTGTGCCTTACTCTATGCTGGAGGCAGCGTAATGAGAAATATTATATTGTTTTACGTTACCTTCGCATTATTAATCTGGTTTGGTTTCTATCAGTGGAATGAACAACTAGCATTGGCGGCTGTTTAATATGTATTGCATGATTTCTTTTGCTGATAAAAATGGCAGATCACATGGTGACCACCCACAAATTTTAGATATACAAGGTATCACTTGGTTTGAAACCGAAGACCTTGCATTTAAATATTATATGTTTTTAAAACCTGAATTAAGAGATAATGACCATGTTTTTCCTATGTTAGAGGAAAACTTATCTTGGCATTTTGATGTTAATTCAGATTATGTAAAAAACATGAAATATAAAACAAGACTACTCAGTAATGCACCTGAACCAGGTGTAACTGTATATAATAATGGAGAATAAATATAATTATGAAATTAAATAGATACGAAAAAAAAATAATTAAAGAAATAATTGAAAATCGTAAAGGCATTTATGAAACACCTAAACGAGATAGACTATCATATAAACCTTGTAAAGAGTATGACGCTGCTCTTTCTTTGTTTATGAAAAAACTTGTCTATGCAGAAGCAACAAATGAATATGGCTTAAACGGTATGTTCGAAGGACCTGCTACTGCTGATCCTAGGTTTAGATGGTTCACTTGTAGAGTCCATAAACCTTATGCAACAAAAAGAGAATTGAGGAAATTAATATGAAATACTTTTCAACAATCTTAACGATTTTAGGTTTATACTTTTTTGTATATGCTTGTGCTGAAAAACCATGTACGGATGATGGTTGTGAAAAATTTAATGAATTAACAATACCAGAACCTTTAGAAGATATTAGAGGTGAGATACAAATAGAAAAGTTAGTTATACCTGTAATTCAAACAGAATCAAAAGATGAATTTGTATACTCTCTCAATGAATGTATAGATTATCTTTATGCTAATGAAATATTACCAGAACATAGAGTACCTAAAGAGTTGATCGTTGCTCAAGCAGCAATTGAAACTGGTTGGGGTAAATCAAGATTTGCAAATGAGGGTAATAATTTATTTGGTATTCGAACATGGAATATTGACGAACCATATTTACTACCAATACCTTGGACAAAGTGGCCAGGTTGGGGTGTAAAAGTTTATGAAACTAGATGTGATAGTGTTCGTGATTATCTAAGAATATTAAATGAGGTTTTTGCTTTTTCTGAATTTAGACAGGCAAGAGATAGTGGTATTGATGATGGCATCGTTTTAGCAGATTATCTTTCACTATATGCTAGTAATAAAAACTATACCGAACTAGTAAAAAAAGTTATCAAATATAATATAAGGGGTGAGTATGATATATAATGAAGAACTATATTGGAGAAGAATTAAAAATCTCTATAAAGCATGGCAAGAAGCTGAAGATCCAGATTTTAAAAGAGTATGGATGGATAAACTTCAGGCACTAATGCAACAGGTTGACAAAGCAACTTTTGTGTGATATAATAAAGACATGAACATTTTTTATTTACATAATGATACTAAACTATGTGCCGAACAGCACGTTGATAAACACGTGGTTAAAATGATTGTAGAGTATGCTCAATTATTATCTACAGCACATAGAATGATTGACGGTGAAGAATATATAGGCAAAAGTAAAACTGGTCGTAAAGTTAAACGATATAGAATGACTAATCCTAATTTAGATAAAACAGTTTATTTAGCAGTGCATTATCATCACCCATCTGCTGTATGGGCAAGAGAAACTAAATCACAGTACGAATGGTTGTATTCTCTATTTGTAGAACTAGGTAAAGAATATACACATAGATATGGTAAAATACATAGTACAAATGCTTTATTGAATGATATATTATCTAATGCACCTAAGAATATTAAACAAGAAGGTTGGCGAGAACCACCACCTGCTATGCAACACTATCCACAATGTATAGTACAAGGTGATAGTATTCAATCTTATAAGAATTATTACAACGAAGCAAAAGCATATTTTGCCAAGTGGTCTAAAAGAGAACAACCAGAATGGTTTATAGGGAGTATGACATGAGAGAATTTATAGTAAGTGGTTGGGAAGGCGTGATGAATATGAATAGAAATCCATTACGGCACATTCCTGATATGCAGGTAAGACATTTAATATTACAGATATTAGCGTGGATGTGGTGTATAACTTTTTCATTATTCTTTTCATCATGGTATGTCTTTGGTATAACAGTTGTAGGTCATTTTGTTTTAATACTTGCAATAGTTGTTACTGTAATTACATTTACAGCAACAGAAAGAACTTATAGATTTAAAGAAGGATATCATTCTGCTAATCGAGGTAGAGATTATGTTATATATAGAGGATCAGATGGTAAACCATATAAAGTAAAACTACCAAAGAATGACCCAGGTGGTGAACATGATTAATCATGTAATGTCAATATTCGGTGCAATACTAATTTGTTTTATTGTATTCTATTTTATGTCCGAATGGGATATACCAAGAAGATTTTTTCTACATGGTTTAGAATGTAGTGGACAAATAGGAGGAGGGTGTAATTAATGCCAACATATAGATTTAAAGACCATAACACAGGTAAAACATGGGAAGAATTAATGCTCATATCTGAAATGGAAAAGTTTACTAAGAAGAAACACATTGAATTATTACCACCAACACAAATGAATATACTATCAAGTGTTGGTTCAGTTGATAGTCATACTGATAATGGATGGAAAGAAGTAATGTCTAAAGCAGCAGAGGCACATCCTGAAAGTCCACTTGCAGAAAGATATGGTAAAAAATCAGTAAAAGATACACAAATTGAAAAGATAAGAAAAAAGCATAGAAATAGAGCAATTAAGGGTGGAGGAAGATAAATAGTAGTATGGCAGATTTTGATTTTTTAGATGGTTTTGATGGTGGTGGTGATTGGGGTTTTACCTCGGTTTCTGAAAAACCCACACAAAAACAAAGCAAAGAAACAGAAACAGTAGTTAAACAAACTGCTGAAGGAACTGCTAAAGCCATTTCTAGCGATATTGTAAAATCATTAGAAATTAAATTAGATAAAATATATTCTGCTGTAAATTCAGCAAAGAATGAAATCAAAGAAAAAAATGAAACTGAATTAGAGATTGCTAAGAAACAAATGGATGATGAATATGATTTGCGAAAAGATAATCTTGGCAAAGAGAGTAAAGATAAATTTCAACAATTAGAAAAACTAATTATACCTTTACTAGTTAAGTTGGCAAAGTCACCAGAAGCATACATACACTGGCCGAATAGAGCAGAAGTAATTGAAGCACAACTTAAAAAGATAGTATCAATAACAAGAGGATAGTATATGGAGTTATACCAAGTAAAAGTGGTGGCCGATGTTTATGCGGATTCAGATTGGGATGAAATTAAAAAAGATATGGTCATAGCATTTAAAGATAAAGATGGTAATTTAAAAGAAATGGTACCAGGTAAGTATGAGTCAATTAAAATTGTATCAATAACAAATGATCAATACAAAATAAAAGAGGATGCTTGACAAACCGTAAATAAACTGTTATAATTACATTATGAATCAAATGAATACCTTTTTAAAAGAGAAGTTTCACATGAAATCTTTTGATCATGTAAAACTGAATACCGAATTGCCTGATATATCAACTCAAAATATTGAAGGTAAAAGATTTTATGTTACACCTGAAGGTAACAAATATCCATCTATCACAACAGTTTTATCAGGAAGAAGTAAAGAAGGCATATTAAAGTGGCGTCAATCAGTAGGTAATGATGTTGCAAATCAGATAATGAGAAGTGCTGCTAAAAGAGGCACAGCCGTTCATCAGTTAGTCGAAGATTACCTAAACAATGATGAACTATCAAAACAAGATGTGCTACCTGTCGCATTGTTTTCGATACTTAAACCTGAACTAGATAATATAAATAATATTAGAATACAAGAAGGCGGTCTGTACAGCAATAGGTTAGGTGTAGCAGGTCGTGTAGATTGTATTGCCGAATATAAAGGCAAATTATCTGTAATAGATTTTAAAACTTCGACTAAAGAAAAAAAAGAAGAATGGGTTGAGAACTACTTTATACAAGGTTCTGCCTATTGTGAAATGTATGAAGAAAGACTTTCACAAGCAATAGATCAAGTTGTAATCCTAATTGTAACCGAAGATGGTGCTGTTCAAACTTTTGTCAAAGATAAAAAAGATTATTTACCTTTACTAGAAATGGCGATTAAGGATTTTAATGAAACAAATAATTAAAAATA